ATTTTGGGCGGAGAAGTAAGCGACAAACAGATGGATGCCGTCTATGAAGAGGCGCTGGAGGCTGTCCTCACGGCGCTGAATGGCGAGGCGGGACTGTCTGACCTGGATGCCCCTTTTTTGTGCGCGGCTCTGCATTTCTGGCGCGATGAACTGATCGAGAGGATGCGTAGAGAACACCCTGACGACCTTGAGGCCGAGAAGGCCGCTTATATTTTGATGAAGCGGCATTATCAGGGCGAGTACGTAAAAGTTGGAGGTGATGAGTAATGCCCCAGATCGTAAACAAAAAGAGCGTGCTGGAGATGGCGATGGGCGCGATTGCCGAGATCACAGACTATGAGGTTGAGCGGGTCGTGGCGAACATTATGGACCCCAACACCAACGCAACGGCCAAGCGCAAGATCACCATCACACTGACGTTCGCGCCGGACGACTACCGGCAGCAGATCGGCATGGACGCGCAGGCAAAGACCACCCTCGCGCCGATCCAGCCGGTGCGCACGTCCCTGTGCATTACCAAGGCGCGGGACGGCAGCCTGCTGCTGGCCGAGATGACGCCGCAGGTCCCCGGACAGGTAAACATGGACGGCGATGAGACACCGATGCCCGCAATGGCCCGCGTGGGCCGTGCCGGGTATTAACATACAGAAAGGACAAAGACAATGGAAAACAGCTTTTTAAAAGACGCTATTAACCGCATTGTGGAGCTGGCGACCCCCTTCACCCTGGAAACGCGCAACGGGCATCAGTTCTGCTCCGCCGATCTGCGCGAGGTCAAGCCGGAGGTTGAACTCCCGGCACGGTACTCGGTGGATACTCTGGAGGCGCTGGTCAAGCTGATCCGCACCGAGGGCGTCGCCCAGGCACCGCAGCTGTATGTGCGTGTGGACAGCGCCCGGCGGGTCGTAGTGGACAGCACCTATACGGGCCGCGACTACGCGATCTACAGCCGCCTGCCGCTGTATGAGGCCGTGAGCGATGTGCCGAGCATTTCTGTCAACCAATACATGAGCCAGGAACACGCCGTTATCGAACTGCAAAGCCTGTACGCTGTCACCGATGACCGTGACTACCTGCTGGCCCTGCTGAGCCGCATTGACGTTAATCAGGGCGTGTCCAGTGTGGACAACGGGATCAGCCAGGAGGTCAGCGTCCGCACCGGCGCGGTGCTGAAAGAGCAGCAGACGGTGCAGCCCATCGTCCACTTGCAGCCCTACCGCACTTTCCTTGAGGTCGAACAGCCTGCCAGCGATTTCCTGCTGCGCCTTGACAAAGAGGGCCGCCCGGCACTGTACGAGGCTGACGGCGGGGCGTGGAAGTTGGAGGCCAAGCGCAACATCGCCGCCTATCTGGGCGAGCAGCTGGCCGATCTGGTGGAGTGCGGCAGTGTGGTGGTGATGATCTGATGCTGAACGTAGTTGCATTGCAGGGCCGCCTGGCCCGGGACCCGGAGCTGCGGCAGACCAACACGGGCAAGCAGGTGGCGACGTTCACCCTGGCCGTTGACCGCGGGCGCAGGGACGCCAACGGCAAGAGCGTGGCGGACTGGATTCCCGTCATTGCATGGGAGCGCGCTGCCGAGTTTGCCTATAAATGGCTCACTAAGGGCCAGATGGTAGCGGTGGATGGACGGCTGCAGAGCCGCACCTACACGGCAAAGGACGGCACCAACCGCACCGTGCTGGAGGTCGTCGCCAACAACATCAACTTCTGCGGCAGCAAAGCGGACAACGCAGGGGCTCTTTCAGCTCCCGCTGAGGGGCCCAGAGTGGGCGCGCCCGCACCGGAGTACAGCCGCGGGCCGGGTGACGACTTCGCCATGATCGAGGATGAGGGCGACCTCCCCTTTTAAACGTTGAAGAATTGAAAAATGACCTTGCAGGGATGCGCCGAAAAGAGCGCGGCGCACCCCTGTGTTAAGGTCAGCCATTTTTAGAAAGGCAGAACCTATGGACAATCCTGGATTTTTCGCCATTCTCCCCGCCTCGGTGCGGTATGATCGGCGGCTGAAGCCCGCCGAAAAGATTTTTTACGCAGAAATCACCTCTCTGGCCGACAAGACGGGCTGCTGCTACGCGAGCAACGCCTACTTCTGCCCGCTGTACGACACAACGGAGCGCACAGTCCAGCGCTGGGTGAAGCACCTGCAGGAGCTGGGCTATGTGGCCGTTAGCTACGCCCGGGACGGCGCAGCTAATCGGCGGTACATTTCCCCGCTGGTCGGCAGCGTGCCGGATGTCTGCGCCGAAAACCACCCCGACAAAAATGTCGGGGAGCGACACCCGATGTCGGCGGGCGACAAAAATGTCGCACCCACCCCGACAAAAATGTCGCCTACCCCCCGACAAAAATGTCACCCAGAACAATACAAGAATAATAATACAAGAGAGAATAATACGCGGGCGGGCGCGCGAGAGAGCGTCCGGGATGTTCTCCGGGAATCATTTCCGTGGAATGAACGGCTGACGGAGGCCCTGCTCGCATTTGAGGAGTCCCGGGCCGCGGGCAAGCATCCGCTGACCGTCAACGCCGCGTCGCTGGCCTGCAACAAGCTCAACCAGCTGGCCGACGAGGCTGGCGTGCGTGACCGCTACGGCTACATGGCCGCCGTGCTCGAGCAGAGCATTCTACGAGGGTGGGAGGGGCTGTTCGCCCTGAAGGGCGATTTTGTGGATGCCGTCCCCACCCAGCGCCCCGCCAGCACGGAGGATCGCCCGCGGGAGATCGGGCCGGACACCGACATACTTGATTTTTTGTGAGGCTTTTGAATGGAACGTGCAACGATAAGCAGGCAGCAGCAGACGCAGCGGGCATTCCTGGGCGCGGCGCTCATGGATCCGGCCCGCGCACGGGAGTACATCATCAAGCTGGTGCCCGGGATGTTCGACGAGGGCGTGAGCCGCGCGGTGTTCAGCGCGGTGCAGCAGCTTACCATGGCCGGGGAGCCGGTGGACGTCATCACGGTCATCAACCGGGCATCGGCGGGCCGCCCGGCGGATGAGATCAGGCCCGGCGTTGTGGCAATGGCCGAGACCTGCCCCAGCGTCTCCAACATCGGCAGCTATGCGGCGCAAATTTTGGAGGACTACCGCTACTCGCTTTTGCAGGGCGACCTGATGAAGTGCATGGCCAAGGATGCCATGGACAGCGACGGCGTCTGCCGCCAGCTGCGCCGCACGCTGGCGGTGCAGGATGCCATCCGCAGCACCCAGACCGACAGCACGGCCCGGGACTTTGACGCGGTGCTGGATTCCGCGCTGGCCCGGCTGGATGAGCCGGACGACAGCCTAAAACTGGGATGGCCGGAGCTGGACCGGTACGGCGTCTTTGGTCGGCAGCGCGTCTGCGTTGTGGCCGGGCGGCCGGGATGCGGCAAAACTGACTTTTCGCTCAACTTGGCGTCACGCCTGTCCAAAAAATACAAGGTCTACTACTTGACCTTGGAGGAGACCGCTGAGGCGCTGATGGACCGCATCCTGTCCAAAGTGGCGCGGATTGATTCCGGCAAGATCACCAACAAGAATCTGGACCCGCACGAGCGGCAGATTATCGACAACGCCGCCGCCCGGCTCCGGCAGCATCACAACATGATGCTGGACGCGGACAGCAACCTCACTATTGACGGGCTGGAGGCAAAGCTGATCCAGCACAAGCCCGACATCGCGTTCATCGACCACATCGGCCTGCTAAGTCCCACCGACCCGCGCCAGACCGAGTACCAGAGCATCCGCGAGATCACCCGGCGGCTGAAGGTGGCCGCCATGAAGATGGGCATCGTGGTTGTGGAGCTGTGCCAGATCAACCGCGCCGGCGTGAAGGGCAACGAGGGCCGCTTCTGCAATCTGGAGGACCTGCGCGGCTCCGGCACGATTGAGCAGGATGCCAACAGCGCGATCTTTGTGGAGAACAGGCGCACCGAGGACAGCAAGGAGCTGCGCGGCGAGGACGCCTATCAGGATACCGCCGTTATGTACGCCAAGAACCGCGAGGGGCCGACGGGCGTTGTGTCCATGAGATGGCAGCCCCAATACCATCAATGGCAGCCGACCCCGAAAGAGGAATACGAAGAAATCGACCAGATGAGCTGGCCGCAATAATACCCGCCGCCCCGGCGGGACAGGAGGATTACTATGATAAGCATTGCAATTATCAACTTGAAGGGCGGCGTCGGGAAATCCGTCACCGCCTGCAACCTGGCCGCCGAGCTGGCCGCCAAGAGCAAGAGCGTTCTGGTGGTTGATCTGGACAAACAGGGCAACACGAGCAAGTTCTTCGGCGTCCTGGACTACGACAGCCCCAGCGTGGCCGAGGTTATGCTGGGCGAGGACGACATCCTGGCGGCCATTGTGAAGGGCGTCGATGTTTGGGGCGTACATCTGCTGCCCTGCGACATGAGAATGCTAAAGGCCAACCGCACGATACTGATGGACAACGGCCCGCGGCAGTTCCATCTGCGGGACGCGCTGAAATGTGTGGCCGGGAACTACGACTACTGCATCATGGACTGCCCGCCGGACTTGGACATGGGCAGTATTAACGCCCTGTGCGCGGCTGACTGGGTCATCATCCCGGTGGATTGTGACAGGTGGGCCTGCGACGGGATGCAGGAGATAGTAGAGCAGATCGAGCAGGTGCAGGCCTACTACAACCCGCGCTTGAAGATCATGGGTGCGCTGATGACGAAGTACCGCCGCACCCGGTACGCGGAGGACATCATCGTTCAACTGTGCGCGTCGGGAATCAGCGTGCTGGAGACCGTCATACGCTACACCGTCAAGGTCAGCGAGGCGGCGCACGCGGGCATGCCGCTGTTGGAATACTGCCCGGACTGCACGGCGGCGGTGGATTACAGGGAGCTGACGGAAGAAGTCGAGCGGATCGTGTCCAATATGGACACAAAGGAGGGCTAAGCGATGAGTAAGGGATTTTCTATCAACGACATTCTCGGCGACACAAAAGCCAACGCCCCGGCGGGTCAGAAAATGCAGGTCGTCATGCTGCCAGCGACAGACATCGAGCCGAACCCGGAGAACAGCATCTACGAGATCGGGGATGTGTCGATGCTCAAGGCGGACATTGCCGAGCGGGGCCTTCGCAGCCCGCTGGAGGTGCTGCCTGCCAAGGGCGGCAGGTACATGTTGATCGCTGGGCACCGCCGCTGGACGGCCTGCCGCGCCCTGACTGCCGAGGGCGTGGCCGGGTTTGAGGTGCTACCCTGCGTTATCCGCCAGAGCCAGGGCGAGGATGACGACCTCATCGCGCTGATCACCTCCAACGCCACGGCGCGCGAGCTGACGGACGGTGAGCGGCTGCGCCAGTACCGGGCGCTCAAGCAGGCACTCGAACGCAAAAAGGCGGCAGGCGCGCTCGATGGCCGCATCCGCGATGAGATGAGCCGCATCACCGGCGATGGCACCGGCACGCTGGGAAGATTCAACGCGATTCTCAACAATTGCACAGCCGAGGTTGTGGAAATGTTGGAAAAGGGCGAGATCACGATGACCAGAGCCTACGAGTGCAGCAAGCTGTACAAGGTGCAGCAGGTGGAGTACGCCAAAAACAAGTACGCCAGTATGCCGCCCATCACCGATATGGCCCGGCGGGCGGCCATCAAGTATCTGGTCGAGTGCGGCCTGGCCGACCAGTTGAAGAAGCTCGACTATGTTCGCAAGAACGAATGGAACTACGTTGACCGCGGGCTGGACGTCCGTAAGCTGGAGCCGGTGACGCTGGATCTGACCGAGAGTGAGACGGATGCGCTGCTGCGCATTGAGCCTGCCGATAGCCGCGGCGTCCGGGTGCAGAT